GATCAAGGAGCGCGCGGGGGAGAAGAAGGCGCATACCGCCCAGGTGCTCGAAGGAGAGGTAGAGACCACCGTCGTCGGCTTCTCGCAGAAGGATATGATGTTCCTGGAGCTCCTGAAGTACTTCAGCGACGACGCGCTGATGGTGTTCGGCGTTCCGAAGACGCAGGTCTCCAAGTACGAGGACGTGAACTATGCCACCGCCCTCGCGCAGGACAAGATTTTCATCACCACCACCTGCATCCCGCTCATGACCCAGATCGCCAGCAAGTTCAACAGCCAATGGCTGACGGCGCTGGGCTACTCGCTGCGGTTCGATGTCCGTTCCAATCCCGCGATGACCTCGATCTCCGATGACGAGGCGACGAAAGTAGTTGCGCTCACAGGTCGCCCGGTCCTCACGCAGAACGAAGGGCGCAAGATGCTCGGCCTGGAGCCGATGCCGTGGGGCGACGAGGCTCCTGAGACCGGTGCCGCGTCATTTACGCCCCAGCCCGCCCCGTCCACCCGCGCAGTCGAGCCCACGGTCGCCGTCGAGAAGGGCGACGACGAACTCCGCCGCGAGCAGAAAGAAAAAGCCGTCCTTGAAGAGGAGATGGCGAAGGCGCAACGGACGAATACCTGGCATGCGCTGAACGCCAAGATCAGCCCCACGGTCAAGAAAGCAGAGCTTGACTTCCGCAAGTACTTCCACTCCATCGAGGTCCGCGCGCTCGCCCGTGCCAGCGCGAAAGCATTCGAGCCCGAACTCCTGAAAGCGTCCGAGCCGGTCATCGATGATCTGTTCGACGACGCAAAGCTCGAGAGGTTGGCCGACAAGTACCTCCGCGCCTCTCTCGGCCTAGGGGCCGGGACGCTGGACGTCGAGATCAACCTCGACGCGCCGGACGTGGTGGCGTACCTCGGCAACCGCACGCAGTACATGAAGGGCATCAACGACGACGCCCGGGCGAAACTGCGCGAGACGCTGACACAGGTCCTGCGGGACGCCATGGACCAGCAGATGACCGAGGAGCAGCGCACCGCGGCCATCGTCGATGCGTTCAAGGCGGATTTCTCTGCGCTGAAGAGCCGGGCGCGGAGCATCGCCCGGACCGAGGTGCATTCCGCGTTCTCCGATGGCCGATGGGAGGGCGCGAAGGAGCTGAACCCGAAGCAGATCGAATGGATCTCCTCGCGTGACGCCCTAGTGCGCGACAGTCACCGCCGGCTCGACGGCAAGCTCGCGACGTTCGGCGAAAGCTTCGAGAATGGCTGCCGCTATCCGCTGGATCCCCGGGGCCGCGCCGGGGAAATTTGCAACTGCCGATGCAATTTCGCGTTGAAGTTCTGAGGAGACGAGGCGATGGCTGAAACCAAGAACGTATATCCGGGCCCGGGCGAAAAGCGCGAGAACTTCATTGCGCGCTGCATGGTGCACTACATGCGGTCGGGTCGCCCGCGCGCCCAGGCCGCCGCGATCTGCTTTGATGCCTGGCGCCGCGGCAAAGCGCTGAACGACAGCATCGTGGTGCTGCGCGGCACCGTCAGCAAGGGCGAGGACGGGATCTACCACGGCATTGCCAGCACGGCCGATGAGGACCGCGACAATGAAATCATCCTGCCGTCCAGCTTCAAAAATCTCGACACCGTGGTCAAAGAGCAAGCGCCCATGTATTTCCAGCACGCATGGCGCACCTCGGGGCCGGCCGATGAAACGAAAATGCCGGTCGGCAAGATCGTCGCTGCCGCACAGTCTCCGACCGACCTGCAAATCAGGTGGATCTTCGCGGCCGGCGGGCCCATGACCTTCGCGCCAAAGGTCCAGTGGATGGTCGACCACGGATTTCTCAAGTACCTCTCGATCTGCGCGACCCCGATCAAGTGGGAGACCGACAAGCAGGGTCGCCGCGTCTACACGGAGATGGAGCTGCTTGAGGTCTCAGTTGTCGGCATCCCGAGTAATCGGGGCGCCATCATCCTGAACGAAATGAAGGTGGCGGGTTTCGCCATCAGCAAGGACGAGGAAAAGCTGCTGTTCGAGACGGACGCCGACCAGCCTGATGGCGGGGTCGCGGATAAAGTCGAGATCGGTAACTGGACCAAGGTCCTCGCACAAGTCGCAAGGAGCACCAAATGAACCGAATCGAATTGCTGAAGGCCTTGATCGCCAAGGAAACCGACGAGGCCGAGTTGGAGCGCCTGGGCAAGGAGCTCGATGCCGCAATCCGCGAGGACGAGAAGCTGAAGCTCGCCGCCGCAGAGAAGGAGCGCGTCGAGAAGGAAGCCGCGGCCAAGGCGGAGAAGGAGCGGCTGGAGAAGGCCGGCAAGGACGCGGAGGGCAAGCCGCGACGCTCCGGCATAGAGGTCGGGATCCCCGACGTCTACAAGGGCCGCAGGTTTCAGCTGGAGATCGAAGCCTTCGGCGATCATCTGCGGAACAAGGGCCTCTCCATGGACGAGAAGAAGATCGAGCGCCAGGCCAAGGGCTGGATCGATCTCATCGCCGCGTCAATGGGCGGCGTCGCCGTCAAGGCGAAGGGCATGCCGGCGGGCACCATGTCGCCGGACCGGGTGCAGGCCATCCTCAAGGCGGGAATCGACGAAGGGGTCGACTCGAACGAGGGCTCCGTGTTTGTCGCCCCCGAGTACATGCCGGACGTACTCGCGTACGCCCGGGAGGAGTCGCGCGCGCTGCGGATCTGCCGCAACGTCCCGATGAACTCCAACATCATGTACGTGCCGAGGGAGCTGGCGAAGGTGAGTGTGGCGGCGACCGCCGAGCAGACGGCCGCGACCGAGACCACCCCGACCTTCAACGCGGTGACCCTGACGGCCAAGCGCTGGGATGCGTTCGCGGATATCTCGAACGAGTTCCTTGAGGACGCGTACATGCCGATCCTTCCGATCCTGATCGACCAGTTCATGGAGGCGATCGGGGCGAAGAACGACAGCGCCGTTTTCGACGCCACCGGCGACCCGATGTCCAGCGTGTTCAGCGCGGCGGCCGGGTACTCCGTGGTCCTCGGAAGCGGGAGCGAGACGTTCTCGGAGTTCGTCTTCACGAACTTCACCGCGGCAGTCGGAAAGCTGGCGACGGCCAGGGCCCGCGGCGCCCGGTGGGCGATCCACCGCAGCCCGCTGTGGACCTACGTCAACAGCATCGTCGACAGCCAGGGGCGGCCGATGTTCGTCAACCCGACCGCGCAGACCCCGGGGGCGATCCTGGGTTGGCCGGTCGAGCAGTTGGAGAACGGTCCCTCGGCAACGGCGGTCTCGACGGCAATCGCCGTGTTCGGGAACTTCATGGGCGTGATGATCGGACATCGCAAGGACTCGATCGACCTCATGATGGACCCCTACAGCGCGGCGAAGAGCTACCAGACGCGGTTCTACCTGTTCACCAGGTGGGCTCACGCGCTGGCGCTCGCCAACAACTTCGTGCGGCTGGTCACGGCGAGCGGCTAAAGGAGAGCCGTAATGATGGAGCGGCGGCTGATCAGGCGATGCATCAATTGCGGCCACGTCGAACACGATGCCAAGGAAAAAGTCTGCGTCGCCTGCGGCTCGCTGCTCCGCGAATCGCCGAATGTCGTCATCAAGGGGGCGGGAGCGGATCCCGCCTCCACATCTACCGGGAGGGGATGATGCGGATCTTCTGGGCGAACCGGTTCAACTCGATCGGCAACGGATACGGCTACTCGATGCATTTCAAAATGCTGAAAGAAGCCTGCGCCCGGGCCGGCGTGGAGGAATCGGAGGACGCCGAGATTGCGGTCCACATCATCACCCCCGACCGCTTTGAGCCGGTGCCGGGCAAGGCGAACGTGTTGTACTCGATGTACGAGTGCACGACGCTGCCGAAGGAAATGCAGGCACCGCTGCGCCTAGCGGACCTGATCGTGGTCCCGTGCGCGCAAAACAAGGAGCTTTTCGCGAACTACACGCGCCGGCCGATCGAAGTCTGCGGGGAGGGAGTCGACACCGAGCTGTACCGGTTCGTCGAAAGGTCGAAGCCTTTGGTCGACCCGTTTGTTTTCCTCTGGGTCGGCGCGCCGAACCCGCGGAAGGGCTTCGAGCATGTGGGGGGATCGTGGGACCGGTGGCGGGCGTCCGGCCGGATCCCGCGGAACGCGCTTCTGTACTGCAAGACGTCCGGGATCAAGAAGGGGGAGTTCATCGATCGCCGCCCGGAGATGCAGACAGTCGTCGACACGCGCAACCTGTCCAACGAGGACATGGCCGCGCTCTACGCCAAGGCGCATGCGTTTCTTCTGCCCTCGATGGGCGAGGGTTTCGGGCTCACGCTGGCGGAGGCGATGAGCACCGGCCTTCCGTGCGTGTACACCCCATGGGGCGGGCCGCGTGATTTCTGCTCGGAGCGTGAGGGTTTCCCGGTGAAGTGGCGTTTCCGCGAGGTTTCGACGATCCGCTTCGGATCGGACGGGGAAGCAAGGTTGCAGGGAACCTCGTACGCCGCAAGCGCGGACTGGCACGACATCATCCGCCGCATGGAGCAGATCTACTCCGATTACCCGGCAGCCCTGGCGCGCGGACGGCGCGCCGCGGCACGCATCCGCGCTGGATTCACCTGGGACATCTCCGCCCGCACCTTCCTCTCGATCCTGGAGCGGCGCTTCGGTGCCAAGGAGGCAAGGATTGCCTGAGCAGATCCGCAAAGCCATCGCCTTCAGCCTCTGGGGAGACGCGCCGCGCTACACCGTNGGGATGGTGAGGAACGCCATCATCGCGCCGCATGTGTTTGAGGACTGGCAGCTGGTCGTCTTCCACGACGCGACGGTCCCCGGCCCGGTCCTGGAGGACCTCCGGGATCTTGGCGTGATGATCCGCGATGCATCGGCATTCCCCGAGAAGCCCATGTTTTGGCGCTTCCTCGTCAACGACATGGCGGAGCGCTGGATCGTACGGGACGCCGACTCGCGTCTGTCGGTGCGCGACCTGGCCGCGGTGGAGGCGTGGATCCGGACGGGCAGGCGCTGGCACGTCATCCGCGACGACCGGGCGCACACACAGCCGGTCCTCGGCGGCCTCTGGGGAGGATTCAAGACGGGGCTGAACATGCGCGGCCTGCTCTCGGAATGGCCGATGAAGGCGGAGTACAACGATGACCAGCGCTGGCTGGCTGATCGCATGTGGGAGCAGCACATCCGCAGGGACTGCTGCGTGCATGATTCGAACGCCGGCGCCGGGATCCCGCGCGACCGGTTCGGTCACTATTTCGTGGGGCAGGTATGGGACGAGAACGAACACCGCTGGTAGTTGCCACCATGCCATCGTGCCGCCCGGCGCTATTGCCGCGTGCCGTGGAGTCGTTCCGGTGCCAGGACTATCCGAACAAGCGCCTGGTCATCCTGGACACGGTCAGCGCCTGGCGCAGCCAGAATGGGGACTGCTGGTGCATCATTCATCCCGATGCTCCGCTGCCTACCCTGGGCGAAATGTTTGACTACCCGCTGTCCTGGTCCTGGGGGCAGTTCTGTTTCGCCTTCGGAGACGACGACCTGCTGATGCCGGGCGCGATCAGCGCATGGGTCGAGGCGATCGGAGACGCGGACTACCTGCGGCCCTCCCTCGGCTTGGAGTACCACGGCTCCTTTTTCCGCCGCGTGCATGCGGACGGCTACTACACGATGGGCTTCTGCCGATTCGAGGCGTTCGTCGGGGTGGGTGGCTACGGGACCTGCGNGAACGACATGGACATCAACCTCTACCGCAAGATGAAGGCAGCAGGGAAAACGATGGCCATCTACGACGGGGAACCTCGGCTTGCGTTCAACAGGACCAAGGAGACCGACAACCTGTCCTCGGGCAAGCGCAAGCTGCAGCCGGTGGTGATCGGGGTGGGAGACCGGACGCTGGAGCCGAGGTTTGACCGAGACTACTACTCGCTGCCGGTAGAGGAAGGGGTGCGTGCAAAACCGTTCGAGGGGAGGGTGGACTGATGGCGCTGCAGGACAACGCGCTGATCGAGCTTTCGGATCTCAAGGGTTTCCTCTCGATCCCGGATGCCAACACGGATCAGGACACCGAGCTGGAGACGCTGATCAATTACCTCTCCGACCTGTTCGACGTCGCCACCGCCCGGCATCTGCGTTCGGGCACGCGGACCGAGCTGCGCGACGGCGATGGGACCGAAGACCTGTACCTCCGAGACTGGCCGATCGAGGAGCAGGATGGATCCTCGGTGGTGCTCTATATCGACTACGATCGCGAGTACGCGGAGACCAGCAAGATCGAGCGCAGCGATTTCATGGTCTACCAGGACACCGGCCTGATCCGCCTGGAGAACGACGTATTCCCGTGCTTCCCGCAGGTGGCGAAGGTCATCTTCCCCGGCGGGTATCACACGATCCCTGGCGATCTGCGGCTCGCGATAAAAGAGGCATGCATGTTTTTCCGCAAGCGGGGGAAGAACGCTGCGGTCGGCGTGAGCTCGATTTCCGCGAGCCCGGGCGGCACCATCACCTACCTTAAGACCGATCTGCCGAAAACCGTGCAGACTATCCTCGCCCGATACCGGAGGACGCGATGATCTCGATGAACGTCCAAATCTACCGCGACGAGGCCACCCCGATGCTCCGCGAGCTGCGCCGCCGCATGCCGACGATCGACCGGGTGGTCCGGGGCGCGATCGCCGACACGATCGTCGGCCACATCCAGCGCGACAAGCTGCGCGGCCAGGTGCTCCACCGCAGGACCGGCGACCTGGCTGCAAGCACGCACTGGCGCCACCTCTCCGACTCGGAGACAGCGGTCGGAACCTACGGCGTGATCTACGCGCGAATCCACGAGCTCGGCGGAATCATCAAGCATCCAGGAGGAACGCACTTCTTCATCCACGAGCATACGGGCCTCGCGATTTTTGTGAACAAAAAAAGAGGCGCGCTCATGGGGTTGCCGGTGACAAAACCGCACGATATCAGAATACCGCAGAGGTCCTATCTGCGGACCGGCATCCAAGATATTTTCGAGGGAGGCGACTCCAGCGAGGCAGTGATGGTCGGGGAGCAGGTCCTGCAGTCGCAGCTCGACCGGCTGAACAGAGGGGCCGCGTGATGCCCAGCGTGAAGAGCTATCTCGAAGATATGCTCTACGACGTCAAGGATCACGTGGGCTCGACATTCTCCACATACATCGCCGCCATGTACTCGGAGAAGGGCAGCGAGATCCTGCTCCCGGACTTCGACGAGATCGCTGTGGGCGACGTAAATGTGTTCGCCCGGAACCTGCCCGTGGTGCTCTTCCTCTTCCCCCGGGACGCCCCGATCAGCGCATTGGACACCGGAGAGGATGAGTACTCCGTCGACCTGCTGGCGGTCATCCAGTTCGAGGGCAGTACTGCGGAGCTGCCGGTGAAGGCGCTGCGCTATGCGGAATGCTTTCGGCAGATGGTCAACGGCGACAAGACGATGGGCGGGGCCTGCGATGATGCGCAGGTGACACGGATTCAGTACTACGGTCCTGGCGGAACGGATGCGCAGGAGATGGCGATCGAGATCTCGGTGCTCGCCATCCTGACGGTCCCGAACAGATAGGGGAGGAAATCATGGGTATGGTGAGCGGCCGTGAGGCGACGATGGGAATCGGGATCGAGTCGACGTGGGGCACGCCGGTGCAGCCGACCGTCAAGGTGGCGTTCGTCAGCGAGAGCCTGAAGTCGGTCCTGAACTACAAAGAGGAGGATGTCCTACTCGGTCACAAAACGACCGGGCGCATGGACATCATGGGCGAGAAGGCGGAAGGGGACATCACGATCATCCCGCACCCGGATGCTGTCGGCGAGCTGCTCGCCTGCCATTTCGGATCGGAGGCCGATGTCACGACATCCGGCAGCGCGTACGTCCACACCTTCACGCACTTGGCAAGCGGGCCGACCGCGTCGCTTCCGAAGTTCACGCTGGTAGTCAACCGCGTGATGCGGGCCTTCCGCTACACGAGCTGCAAGAGCGACACGCTGAAGCTCTCGGCGAAGGTGCAGGACTACCTGCGGATGACGTTCACCATCCGGGGCCGCGGCGAGGGCTCTAGCGTCATGATCTCGCTCGCCGACTCGGCGACGAAGGGCTTCAAGTTCCGCCAGGGAACGGTCTCGATCGGAGGCTCCGCGTTCGCCACGGTGACGGACATCAACCTCAACGACGCGAACAACCTCGACAACGACCTGTACGCAGCGGATGGGTCGCAGCAGATGATCGAGATCGAGCCGAACGATCGCATCACTACCGGCGACATGGAGATCCTCTACGACTCGGCCACCCAGGCGCTCAAGGATGCGTGGTACGACGCGGCGAGCCCGAAATCCGTGGTACTGACCTACGTATCGGACGAGGTTGTCGGGGGGACGGACCCGTACAAGCTCATCATCACGCTGAGCAACTGCTACGCGACGGACATGCCGCCGAATGTCGGAGGACCCACGCGTCTGCGCGTGCGCGTCTCTTTCCGCGCGTCCGAGCAGAACGGCACCGAGGCGATCACCGTGGCACTGCACAACGGGCGTGACACCAAATATCTGACATAGGGGGCATCATGACCATCGATCAGGCAAGAGCCAGGGGGATTTTCCGCATCAAGATCGCGCTCGCAACGGCATTCGAAAAAGAATTGCCTGCGGAGGAGCCGGCCCGTACAGAAGCGCAGCAGGACAACGACAGGCTCAAAGAATATGCAGAGGCGTATCGCAACGAATGGATCGTCCTGCGCGAGCCGAAGGGGACCGAGATCGTCGGAATCACAGACTCTGGCAAGGACAAATCTCAGACGAAGCTAGCGGAGATCTTTGACGATTGCCTGATCGACTGGAGTTTCACCGCGAGCGAAGGAGTGAAGGCCGAGCGAAAAGCAGTCATCGAGCTGATCAAGGAATCGTCGAGCCTATATCTGTACGTGCTCCAGGAGTGGGGCACGAAGCTCCCTTTAGCGCGGAAGAGCGGGCGAGCATCGGTCGCGCCGCTCGCGCAGTAATCCGCAACGAGTACATCACCGAGGAGAGCAGGGAGGACATATCACGGTGGGGAGACATAGTGCGGCTGTATTTGCTGGTGGCCAATCCTGACAACGGAGCATTGCAGGCGATGCCGTTCGAGGGTGGACTGTTGGACCAACCGCATCGGACGATGCAAGCGTTCCAGGTCATGCAAGCGCAGTACTGGGAATATCTTGGTGAGGAAACAGAGAGGATAAAGGGGAGATTCGGTGGCAGCGGTCATTGAGTACGCGATCAAGTCGAAGGACGAATCCCGCGCTGGCACTGAAAGTGCAGCCTCGAACCTGAAAAACGTCGAGCAACAACTGACGCAAGTAAGTCGCGCGGCCTCCCTGCTTGCCGGCGCCGGCGCGCTCGGCGGGCTCATGATGGTTTTCAACCGCGTGACTTCCGCCGCAGCCGATTGTGAGAAATCGTTCCTTGCGCTTCATCCCGAAATGAATGCTGCGGCCGGCTCGGCGAAGATCTTCGGTGACGCCATCGATTCGGTCAAGGTCCGCATCGGCGGGACGATCAACTCCGCCCTCTCTCCGCTGCGGCAGATATTCATCGACATGATCGATCCGACCGCGCAGGCCACGGCGAATCTGAAAGAGTTCTCCGCCCAGTTCGCCGACATCATGGCAAAATACTCCTCGGCCGGCCAAAAGGAGATGGCGGCCTACAACAAAGCCCTATCCGATCAGGCAGCCCTCGAAGTGAAGCTAGAAGACGCGACGCATCGCAGGGCAAATCTGACAGCGCAACTCGCTGACGCTCAGGAGCGATTGCGCGCGGCGGCCTCTCTCGGCTCGTACGGCCAGGCGGTACAGCAAGAGGTCCAGCGGCAGATCATCCAGATCCAGGCGAACATCAAAGCCACCAACATCGAAATCCCCGGCCTCAGCAGTGAACTGGCAACCCTCAACAACTGGCTGAAAGAGAACGCTCCAGGAAGCGCGAAAGCAAAACAGCCGGTCGTGCTCCAGGTCGATACTGCGGCCTTGAATCGCGATCTGGGAATCCGCGCTGGTATCATGGAATTACAAAACATGATGGGTTCTGCGCTGGATACGCAGACGAGCGCGATATCGGAAGCCAATTCGGCCTGGGTGATGAC